ATTATGTCATCAATGGATCTGATGAAGGACGATTTCTGGACACGGTACGGAACCAAGCAAAAAACTTTGCTTCGACCGTATCACTTCAAGCAACTGGTAAACATAAAGTCATCATCATCGATGAGGCAGATAACACAACCAACGATGTTCAACTCCTTCTACGGGCTAATATTGAGGCGTTTTATAGCAACTGCCGATTCATCTTCACGGCAAACTTCAAAAACAAGATCATTGAACCTCTCCATTCCCGATGCTCCTGTATTGACTTCTCCATCCCAGGAAAAGAAAAACCAGCAATCGCAGCAGAGTTCTTCAACCGTGTCAGGTCTGTACTTGCGGAAGAGAACATCGAATATGATCCGAAAGTTGTTGCAGAAGTAATTCATAAACACTTTCCCGATTGGCGTAGGACTCTCAACGAACTCCAACGTTATTCTTCTAGTGGAAAGATTGATAGTGGAATTTTATCTCTTGTATCTGACGTAAGAATCAATGACCTCATCAAACATCTCTCGGAAAAGAACTTCACAGAAGTCCGAAAATGGGTGGTCTCCAACTTGGACAACGATCCTTCTCTCGTACTTCGCAGGGTGTATGACGCCGCTTATGATAACCTTTCACCCTCGACTGTCCCTGCTGCCGTTCTTATTATTGCTAAGTACCAATACCAAAGTGCGTTCGTTGCTGACCAGGAAGTAAATCTTCTTGCTGCTCTAACTGAAATTATGTGTGAGTGTAATTTCAAATGAGAGAAGTATTTAAAAATGTTGTCTATCCGTATGGACTTGATGGCAATCCATTGATTAATCCAATGTACTCGGTATCAAATCTAGGACCAGTAGTTAGTCATCTTAGAAGGTGTGGTAAAGAATGGATAATTGATCCAAACTACCGAAAAATTATTCAACCTAGGGTATCAGATACCAAAAAAAAGAGAAGTCATTTGAGAGTTACTCTTAGATATCCAATAGAAGATTGGGATTATAGTTATCGACTTTCTGGAAAAAAGTTCTTAAAAAAAGATTTTCAGGTTCATCAATTAGTTATGTGGGCGTTCAGACCTTTGGAGGATGAACCTTTTGCTCCAGCTGGTTATCCTGAAAAAGAATGGGCGGAACTGACCATTGGCAATAAAAGATTTCAATCAACATATTGGATGATTGATCATTGCGGAGAAAACTGTAGTCCATTTCTAAATATAGTTGATTTAGATGATCGTAAGAACGATACTATTCAATGGGTTACACCCCAAGAAAATGCTCGCAGAGCAACAGAGCAATATGGTGGTAATGTTGCAAATGCCAGTAAACTTTTAGTACCACAGAAACAAATTATCACACCATCAAACAATTTAATGGAGTTTTTAGTATGACTATTCGACTTATTCGCATGTCTTCTGGTGAAGACATTATCGCAACAGTTTTGAGTGAAGTGGACGACGCTATTTCTATTTCAAATGTTCTTGTTGCAATTCCGACTCAAAACGGACAAATTGGATTCGCTCCTTGGTCTCCGATCATGGATCCAAATGAAGAGTCTGTGGAAGTGTTTAAGAAGTTTATCGTTTATGTTTCTAAACCAGCACCACAGGTCATAGACCAGTATAATAGTATTTTCAGTAAAGTAATCGTTCCTGACAAGAAAATTATAGTATGAACAAAGAATTGAAAGCATTGAAAACACCCCTTCGCTATCCAGGCGGAAAGAGTCGGGCAACTAAATTTCTCCTTCCAAAGTTCCCTAAAGAAATCACTGATTATAGAGAACCTTTTATTGGTGGAGGTTCGGTTGCTATTGAGTTTAGTAAACAGTATCCAGATGCTTCTGTATGGGTAAATGACCTTTACAACCCTCTGTATAACTTCTGGTGTATCCTTCGTGATGAATCACAAGAACTCTATGAATGTATTAGGGGATATAAGGAAGACTATGGTACTCCAGATCTCGCCAGAGGTCTTTTTAATGAAATGAAGATTCAACTTAATCACGAAGAGACTGAAGATTTCTATCGTGCTGTTGCCTTCTACATCATTAATAAGTGTAGTTTCTCTGGTCTAACTGAATCATCTTCTTTCTCAGCGCAAGCAAGTGTTAGCAACTTCTCGATGACTGGTATCGAGAAACTTCCTAAGTATGCTGAGATTATTAAGAACTGGAAGATCACTAATTTGTCCTATGAGCACATGCTTGATGGAACCCCAGAGACTTTCATTTATCTAGATCCCCCATACGATATTAAAGATAATCTGTATGGGAAAAAAGGAGAGATGCACAAGAAGTTTGATCATGATCTATTTGCTAAACGTATGGACTGTTGCCCATCTAAGTGTTTAGTAAGTTATAATTCTTCTCTCTATGTGAGGGATAGATTTAAAGATTGGCAAGCAACTACATATGAATTGACTTATACCATGCGATCTGTTGGTGATTACATGGATGATCAAAAGGACCGTGCTGAACTTTTGCTATTTAATTATGAAGTATGAATTGAAGCATTATCTTAACTCCATCAATTACGACAAAGATAATTTGATGGACGCGGATGAAGAAGCAATCAAACAGTATCCACCATATATCATTAATCGATGTCTTTCTGGATTTATGGATACTGTTTTGTATGCTAATGAAATGAATATGGCATCTCATCTAGACAACAAGATGCAATATGACTTTTTTATAAATACCATTAGGAAGAGAAAACGTTTCTCACCTTGGTTAAAGAAGGATTCCCTGAAAGACCTTGAGATTGTCAAGCAATACTATGGATATAGTAATGAAAAAGCTAAGACTGCTCTTGGTTTACTAACCAAAGAACAACTAAAATTTATAGAGTCTAAGCTTAATGTTGGAGGAAAAAAATGAGTGATGCTGAAGTGAAGTGGTCAGAAGAAGACATGATTGAGGTGATTCTTAAGGAACCTGATGATTTTCTAAAAGTGAGAGAAACGCTAACTCGTATCGGTGTTGCATCTCGCAAGGAAAAGAAACTATACCAGTCTTGCCATATCTTACATAAGAAGGGTAAGTATTATATTGTTCACTTTAAAGAGCTATTTGCTTTAGATCGCAAAGAAACAAATTTCTCTTTAAATGATGTTCAACGTAGAAATCGTATTGTTCAACTCCTCTCTGACTGGGGATTGATCACTGTTGTTAAACCAGAACAAATTGAAGATGCTGCTCCTCTGAATCAAATTAAGGTAATTGCTTATAAGGATAAGGGTGAGTGGACACTAGAATCTAAGTACAATATTGGTAAGAAAAAAGAGGCATGATAAATAGAGGGTAAACCATTACCCTCCGTTCGGACAATGGAACCAAAGAAGGAAAATCGTATGGGTGCTTTGATTCGTATTGCTGTTTTGAGTTGGTCTGCTGCCCTTTTAACTGCTAGTTATGCTGGTCTTCTACCTAAGATGGACCCAACTTTCATTGCTACAGTCTTTACTGCATCTGCAGCAACTTTCGGTGTTAACACCATGAAGAAAGGAGATGACGATGACAACAAACGAAATGATTCCGTCCCTGCCGTCACCGCAGTCGAACCAACTCCAGTCCCAGTTGAACCAACTGTCCAACCAGTCTTCGATACCGAACCTGTCGCAGAACCAGTTGCCGAACCTGTCGCAGAATCAGATACCGAAGGTGCAGAACCTTCGAGATACTCTGATACCCAGGCTTGATCCTCCTGTAATAGAACAACTGCAAGCTCCTGTTTCTCGGGGGCTTGCTTTGCCTGTTTTTCAGGCACCTGATCCATCACTAAATTATCCTGTGATTAAGGTGCCTACTCAGGAAGAATTTGATGCTGCAGTAAAAGCAGAGAAGGAGAAGCAAGCACAGGAAGATGCTGCAAAGAATCGTGGACTACCAGACACCACCCCTGCTCTGCCCCCTCAGTTGACCCAGCAGAACCCCCTGACGGTCCCTAAGGCAGAGATCCCTGCCACCCCTCCTACCCCCTCCCTAACGGTCGCAGGGTTGAAGATCGACCTTCCAGACCCCTCTCTGGTGGCAACTGCAGGATCCGTTGCCGTGGTGACCACTGCTGCCACGATGGCAGCAACCACCGCATTTAACGCATTAAAGAATGCTGCTGAACCACTTATCAAAGAAGCAGCAAAGAAGAAGTTTAAAATTAAGATCAAACAAGTCAAACCAGTTTTACATTATGTCCTAGCAGAAGCAGGACATATTGATGTATTTGAATACTCTGCAGAAGGTACTAGACTTGTAGATCAGATTGATAACCCAGAACAATATTTAAGAGATCAGGTTGATATTAACACTCTTTATGAGATTGAGAACAAAGTTATTATAGACGATAACATTCTAGATAAGTTTACAAAAGAGGGGCAAAAGAGATTTAAACCTCTGTTTGCCCCTGCTAAGAAAATTGCTAAGAAATTGTCTGCTAGATTATCATTTTAATGCAGCGAGTTGCGCTGCTTTTTGACGCTGCTCTTTTTCAATTTGTTCTTTGATTAGTTGAAGAAAATTAAGTTTACGATCTTCTACATTATACTTTACACCACGATAGGTTGCTGTTGTCATTAGGTTTCTCCTTAAGTGTTAGGTTAAAGAGCGTTCCTTCAGTCAACTTTTGCGTCTATTTTACACTCCTTAGGAGTAATTTGTTTGATCTCCCATACCAAATCATTCTTAGCCTGATTGGGTATATCTACTTTGAGAACTCTCCCAATCATCAACTTTGCTTGTAGGCAAGTTAGGATGAGTGTATCCATAGATGAACGATCCGTTCCGAGTCGTCTTACTTCCGTCTGCAATATAGCAGATGAACGTACTTGTATTTATTGATAATCGATTGTAAAATGTGATACCAAATTAATGTTTTCTTAGTGTTTGTAAGTATTCTAAAACGTGCCATCGAATACCCATTAGTTCATTGTAACACTTCTGATCGTGTGCATCTTGTCTTAGTTCATGATCAGGTTTATATACACTTTCGATGAATAAATCAAGACCTCTATTCCATTTTTCGTCGTGTTCAGTCACGTTGCCTCCAATCATCGGGTTTGTCTTCAGTGAAGAAATCAACAATATCATCGACACTATTGAATCTAGATACACCAAATCTTTCATGACCAGTTCCACCAATATCTAATTGGTTGAGAAAGTCATCTAAATCTCCTTCTTGCATTTCTGGATTCTCTGCTGTCCTTCTTGCTTGACGAAGCATAGTTCCAGCAGTTCTATTTACCTTTGCAAGTTTCTCTGCCCAGATCATATCTTCAAGTTTTACTTCTTCTCCCTTTACAATGCGTTGGCAAATGAACTCCAAACGGAGTCGATACTGAGTAGAGAGCATATAATAATGTTCGCATTTAACTATATTTATTGAGGATATGCGTTGTGTAATCCCCAGTTAATAAAAAGAGTTATTGTCGTGAATATAATTAAACTATTAATGACGAGGTGGTTCATCTTTCATTTCCTCATGTGCTAATTTTAAAATGTAGTATATGCAATATAAAGTGAAGACTAAACCAGAAGAAAGAATAATTATTACACCCCAAGGAAAATCATTCATCTTCATCATCCTCGTAGGTAGATGGTTCTTCAAAGAGTTCATCCATCTTTGCTTGGAGAACTCTTTCGTGTAACTCTTTTAGATCTTCTTCTGTGATATTCATTTATCCTTTAAAAGTTCCTCCAGTTGTCTTCTAGTGTCTTCTGACTTTTGTTTTTCCCGTTCACAATGTCTATACCCACGTTCTCCTCTAAGGATCATGGTGCCTTGATAGAACATTGTGGCAGCAAATACCAACAGGAAAACGATACCAATTATTTCAGGGTAATGTTGAGCCATGGTAGTAGAGGGGGAATAACTCCAATAAGTCTTAGCAGTCCTTCAGCAAATAGAGCAAGAACCACCCAACCAACGCACATGCTAATAATGCTGGCATTCCGATTGTGCTGTCGTATAGCAGCATCAATCATCTCCTTTACTTCTTCCTTTGTTACTGGTGTCATGAATTTTAGCAATACCAATGATCGGTAGCATAATCAGGGAGAAACCTATAATGCCCAAACACACCTGATTATTTAAGATTTCAACTATTAGATGTGTCATGATTTTGTTCTTTATAAGTTTTCAGTTTGTTAAGTAGATGTTGGTATTCCTTTCTAGATTCTGAATCTTTACATGATACACATTTTTCAGCACAAAGAATAATCATTCTATTGATATCTTTTTCTGAAAGTGAGTACATGATGATACCTCTTGTTACTTAACAATGGTCATAAGTATAGTACCGTGTTTTCTGAGAACATCTAGGTGGGATTTACCCCATGGTATTTCAAACCATTGAACCTTCTTATTTGGCATAAGAAGCATTACTGATACATATCGCACGGTATAATTACTTATCTGCCTTATTTATTTTGTTGTCTGGAATTGTTACAAATCCAGGTGTTTGATCCCTAACAACTACATCTGAACATATTTTTGCATAGGGGCTATCAGGGTGAAATATTACTCCACTCTTAATTGCTTCTCCACACTTGAGTAATCTAACAAGTTCAAAATCCAGACGTGCTTTGTCTGCTTCTGCGTTCTGTCTTTTGATTTCTGTACGAACTCTTTCTTTACAAAGTTCCTGTAAAGATCCATCCAAAGGGAAGTTGAATCCTAAACTCATACCAAAGTTTCCATTCTGGGATTGGTATGTTGCTGGATCTTGACTACTGTTGAAACTCCCTAGTGCAAAGGGAGACATACTCATCGTAGGACCTTGACAGGATACACCTGACCCGAAGGTGTTAAGAGCAAACGGTCCCTGTAAGACTTGGACAGCTTGGTTAGTAACATTACCTGTAGCGGAAGCACTAGGACCAGCGATATTAGTATTAGAAGGAGCAGATTGAGCGTAAGACGTGCCATGAAATAACACTCCTATTGCGTAAAGACAGATACCGAGTTTGTAACTGAGTTTGTTTCTGTAGTTCGATCTATCCATGTTTCTTTTGCCACTCCAGGTCCGAGATAAGTCTCACTGAACTGAAACGGAGCACCTTGATTCATGATACTATAATTTGCTCCCTGTTGAGGAGTGCCAGGAATATTAATATTAGTTCCAGTTACAGTATAAGATGTGCCAGTTGTATATTCAACCTGACGAATTGTTTCTATTACTTTTGTTGTTGATTCGGTTGTTGCAGTAATCGTGCCTCTGGTAAAATTAGGCACAACACTTTCGGCATAAACAGGAGTACAAATGACTCCCGTTGCCAAAAGCAAAACGGGAGTTAAATGTCTCATTTGAATACGCTCAATTCGATACTACGTTGTGCGGTTGCTGAAGTACCAGCACCACCAGCAGTCACAGTAGGGACTGATGTGCCTGAAAGAGTACCAGCAAGACTTCCAGCAGAACCAGCAGCAGTAGAGGTAATATTTCCATAAGGGGCAATTGCTCCAGTAGATACAGATGCAGGTGTGGTATCTGCTTCAATTAAACTTTCTGAGAAAGTAAATGCTTGTCCAGAAGTATTGATTGAATATGTTCCAGCACCACCTACACCACCAAAGGCAGATGATTGAATATTCGTTCCAGATACGGAGTATTGACCTCCAACCCTAATTGCTTGAGAAGCAGCGGCATCAACTTTCAATTGAACAGAGTCAGTAATTCTTGATGTAATCTCAGCAGCATTACCAGGCATAACGAAAAAGGTTGCCGCCAGTGCGGTTATTACCTTTTTCATGGGGGGTTCTCCTCCAAATTTAGACTAGACGGGCATAGCTATTTATGATATAAATATATTTGGATGCCTTCGGGGTCCACTACAAACAACTCGCTTTTTAAAGGAGAAGTAAAATGATTACTACTAATAGCTTAGATACTTTTTGGAAAGAATACGCGCCCCATGCTGTAGGATTGGATGATGTATTTCACAGACTAGAAGCTATGTCTGGACACAACATTAATTACCCACCCTACAATTTAATCAAACATGATTCCAGTAATTTCACAATTGAAGTTGCACTTGCAGGATTTAAACGAGAAGAGATCGAAGTCTCTACTGAACAAAACATTCTCCGAGTTGCCTCTAAAAATGAGGACAGAGATACTACAAGAAATTATCTGCACAAAGGATTGTCAAAAAGAAGTTTTTCAAGAGCATGGCAATTATCTGAAGACGTAAGAGTTAAAGATGTTCGTTTTGAAGATGGACTACTTACAATCGACTTAGAAAAGATTATTCCAGAACATCAAAAGAGAACCGTATATGATATTGTAGGTTCTGCACCACAACTACTAACGGAAAGTTGATAAATAAAAGAAAACAGAATAAGGGAGAAGGGCTTGACCTCTCCCTTTTTTGTTTGTATAATGGAGACATCTATGCAATTTTACTATAATTTAAATCCACCTGGATATGAAGGTGAATCAGATCTAGTTACTCTAGAAGCACCCCCAGAAGTAATGGATATTTTGTTTACTTATGCTAAACAAATTACAGAAACCAAAAACATTCATAATGATAAAGCAGTAAAAGAAATCATTAAAGAATCAGTAAACATTATTTTGAGTAAGAACTATGAGCGTAAAAATCGCAAGACTAAAAAACGGTGAGGATATCATTTGTGATATTATGGAGGTGTATACAAAAGAGGATAATAAATTAGCAGGGGTTCAACTAACTGATCCTTATTCTGCTAGTATTATTGATGAAAATATGTTTGTGGAGTCTAGTGATCCAAATAAGAAGTCTAATCCAAAATTGGCTTTATATCCTTGGACTCCCCTTTCTTCCGATAATAAGGTATACATTGATCCAACAGAACTTTTGTGTGTGTACGAACCACATGAGCATGTTCTAAAACAATACGAAAAACTTTTGGAGGTTAAAAATGGAGGAGGAACTGATGATGGAGGAGGATCTGCAAGTGAGTCAACAACCAGCTCAGATCAAAATTCTTTTGTTGAAGCAAAGGGAATTGTACCTGATTGGGAAGGTAACTGAACTTGATGAGGAACCTTCTATCTTAGTTGAGAACTGTCATGAAATTATCGAATGTGCTGAATACGGAGAAGATCCTGAAGATCTTGTAAAACGTGCAACTTCTTTAGAAGGAAGACATCTTAAGGTCAGTGCCAGAAAAATCGATGAGGGTGCCGTTGATAAAAAGGATTGGTATACTTATGAGTATCTCATCATCAAACCGTATCCTAAGTTCTCAGCTCAGCGGGATCTCTTCTTGACAAGCGACTCGATCTTTACTATACTGGACCCTGAACCAGGTGTTCTGGACCTTTACCGTAAAGTTGCTGGATGAAATTTTATACAAACGTTCAACAGGTAGGTGACAATATTCTTTATCGTGGATTCGATCATGGAGAGCGAGTTCAATATAAGGAATCGTTTTCACCTACCCTTTTTGTTTCAAGTCCTACTGAGTCGAAGTATAAGACTCTGGAAGGTAATAATGTAAAACCGATGAAGTTTTCTGGACCTCGTGATGCACGAGAGTTCATGAAGAAGTATGAGAGTGTCCAAAACTTTGACGTTTATGGATATGAACGTTTTGTATATCAGTACATTTCTGATCAGCATAATGATGAGGTTGACTATGATTTCAAGAAACTTGAGATCTATACAATTGACATCGAGGTTGCATCCGAGAATGGATTCCCTGATGTGCAAAGTGCTGCAGAAGAAGTTCTTTGTATCACGGTGAAAAATCTGAATACCAAACGTGTAGATGTTTGGGCTACCAGGGAGTTTGATGTTCCTGAGGGTGTGAACGTTCACTACCAGTGGGAAGAGTCAACAATGCTCAAAGATTTTGTAACTTTTTGGTCACTGAATACTCCTGATATTGTTACTGGGTGGAACTGCTATCTGTACGATATTCCATATCTCTGCCGAAGAATGGATCGTATCATGGGAGAAAAGTGGGTTAAATCACTTTCACCATGGAACAAAGTATCCGAACGTGAGATTGTGATCATGGGCAGGACCCATCTTGCATATGACATTATGGGTGTATCTTGTTTGGATTATCTTGATCTCTATAAGAAGTTCACTTACACTAACCAAGAATCTTATCGACTAGACCACATTGCTTTCGTTGAACTTGGACAACGTAAGTTGGATCACTCGGAGTTCGATACCTTCCGTGATTTTTATACTCAAGGTTGGCAGAAGTTTGTTGAATACAACATCTTCGACGTGGAACTTGTTGACCGTCTGGAAGATAAGATGAAACTGATCGAACTTGCTGTTACTATGGCATATGACGCCAAGGTAAACTTTGAGGATGTGTATTCTCAGGTTCGTATGTGGGATACTCTGATCTTCAACTTCCTCAAGAAAGACAACATTGTTGTTCCCCCAAAGAAAGGAAGTAAGAAAGACGATAAGTATGCTGGTGCTTTTGTGAAGGAACCTATTCCAGGTCTTTACAACTGGGTTGTGAGTTTCGACTTGAACTCTCTGTATCCTCACCTGATCATGCAGTATAACATCAGTCCAGAAACTCTTTTGCCTACCAGACATCCTCATGCAACTGTGGATCGTCTTCTCAATCAGGAATTAGACTTGACTACTCTTGATGGAGAAACCGTTTGTGCTAATGGTGCAATGTATACTACTAAAGAACAGGGATTTCTTCCTAAGATGATGCAGCGTATCTACGATGATCGCACCATTTATAAAAAGAAGATGATTGCTGCCAAGCAAGAGTATGAAAAGAATCCTAGTGAAAAACTAGAGAAGGATATTGCTAAGTTCAACAATATCCAGATGGCACGAAAGATTCAACTCAACTCTGCTTATGGTGCCATCGGAAACCAATACTTCAGGTACTACAATCTTCAGAATGCTGAGGCAATTACTTTGTCTGGTCAGCTTTCGATTCGCTGGATCGAAATGAAGATGAATCAGTACCTCAATAAAATTCTCAAGACTGAAAACAATGATTACGTTATTGCTGCTGATACTGATTCTATTTACCTTAATCTTGGTCCGTTGGTGGATGGGGTTTTCAAGGGACGAGAGAAAACTTCTGAAAGCATTGTTTCGTTCCTTGATAAGGTCTGTAAAGTGGAACTTGAAAAGTATATTGAAAGTTCTTACAAAGAATTGGCCAAATACGTGAATGCCTTTGATCAAAAGATGTTCATGAAGCGAGAGACAATTGCCGACAAAGGTATCTGGACTGCCAAGAAAAGATACATCCTAAATGCTTGGGACATTGAAGGTGTTCGATTTACAGAACCAAAACTGAAGATTATGGGTATTGAAGCAGTTAAATCTTCTACTCCTGCTCCATGCCGTCAAAAGATTAAAGATGCTCTCAAGGTTATCATGACTAAAACTAATGATGATCTAATTCAATTCATTGAAGAGTTTCGTGAAGAGTTTAAGAAAATGAAACCTGTTGAAATTGCCTTTCCTCGGGGAGTAAATAATCTGGGTAAATTTAGTAGTCCTGCAACGATTTATGGAAAGAGTACGCCTATTCATGTCCGAGGTGCATTATTGTATAATTACTATATCCGCAAGCATAAACTTACTAATAAGTACCCTCTTATCCAAGAAGGAGAGAAGATCAAGTTTCTCTACCTCAGAACGCCAAATAAAATAAATGAAAATATTATTTCGTTCATTCAGGAGTTCCCAAAGGAATTGGGACTTGACAAATCTATTGATCATGACTTACAATTTGAAAAGAGTTTTCTAGAACCTCTTAAGACGATTCTAGATACAATTGGTTGGAAGACAGAAAAAATTAACACATTGGAGTTTCTATTCGGATGAATTTTTTACAAGATGTAGTAAAGGAGATTGGTAATGAATACGCTGGTCTCGTTGCTGATGGTGTTGCGGCTGGTGACTGTGATACTTTTATTGATACAGGTAGTTATATTTTTAATGCTCTGGTATCGGGATCGATTTACGGCGGCATCCCGTCAAACAAAATTACGGCTATTGCAGGCGAATCGTCTACAGGCAAAACTTTCTTTTGTTTGTCTGTCGTTAAACACTTTCTCGATAGTAATCCTGACGCGGGTGTTGTCTATTTTGAATCAGAATCCGCTATTACTAAGCAGATGATCGAGGATCGTGGTATCGATTCTAAACGTATGATTATCGTACCAGTTGTTACCGTTCAGGAGTTTCGTACTCAATCTCTTCGTATCATCGATAAATATCTTGATCAGAAAGAAAAAGATCGACAACCTCTCATGTTTGTTCTAGATTCTCTTGGGAATCTTTCTACAACAAAAGAGATTGAAGATTCATCTGAGGGTAAAGAAACCCGAGATATGACTAGAGCTCAGGTTACTAAATCTGTGTTCCGTGTTCTTACTCTTAAATTAGGTAAGGCAAATATCCCGATGCTTGTTACTAACCATACGTATGATGTTGTAGGTGCTTATGTTCCAACTAAAGAAATGGGCGGCGGTTCTGGTCTTAAGTATGCCGCTTCTACTATTATCTACCTCTCCAAATCTAAGGAAAAGGACGGTAAAGAAATCGTCGGGAATATTATCAAATGTAAAGCACAAAAGTCTCGCTTTACTAAAGAGAATTCCATTGCTGAGACGAGGCTTTACTATGACACAGGACTCGACCCTTACTACGGATTACTTGAACTTGGAGAGAAATACGGAGTCTTTGAGAGAGTTGGTAATCGC